CCTTATCATGGCGGGTGTCTACCGGGACACTCTCGTGTATTGGCCGAGGGCGTTTCGTCCGCGAGTAAACGTTGGTACGATGGAGATCTCATCATCGTCAAGACGGCCAGAGGCCATGAGTTCCAAGTCACCCCGAATCACCCGATATTGACGCCGCAGGGATGGATCGCGGCGGGCGCACTTGATGAAGGCAGCGACATAATCAGCCATCTCTCCGGTAATTGGATAAAGCTTGGAAATGGCAATTACCAAAATCATCCATCCCGCATTGAGGATATAGCGGAAACGCTTCTCGACAGTCCCGAAATGATAGCCGTGCCAGTGCCAACCGCCGCCGAAAACTTCCACGGCGATGGGATAGGCTCCAAGGTCGCAATTGTAGGGGCCGATCGCAAGTTGTGGGATCGCGTCTATGCCCCTCTTGTGAAGCAGGGAAGTAAGATTGCGTTCGTAGGACGAAATCCCGATTCCGCGCCGTTGCTTGGTCTGCGCAGTCAAGCATTGTTCAGCGATCGTCTTCCGTCGCCCCTTAGCCGCACGGTTAGCCGCCGTCGCTTGGGTTTTCCTCTGCGCGGGCGTCATTCTTCGGGCTCGTACTATTCCGGCATCACTATGGGAGCGGAGCGTGATGTTGCTCTCCCTGAGATGGCGAGCGATTACGCTCCGATCGACTCCGAGCGCCAGCGAAAGGCCATAGACAGACTCTCCGGCCAGATAGCGCCGGATAAGATCGTCAGCATCAAGCGTGATTCGTTTCATGGCTACGTATTCAACCTCCAGACGGATTCGGGATTTTATGTTGCTGAAGGAATCATATCACACAACTGTGATTGTGGTATAGAGGCAAGTATGTGAGGAGAAAAACATGGGTAAAGAAAATCTGGAAATGAGACCATATCCGAATGAGCATTCATGTCGGCTTGAAGATCCGGGAAAATACAAGAAATTTGCCCGCAAGAATTGCTACAAGAAACATGATGATAAGTGCATCGATTACATCTTCGGGGTGATCAGTGCCGATGAGAGCGAGTTACAGGGCCTGCGTTATCCGAAAGACATCTGGACCGAAGATGCGGCCCGCGATCACTGCAAAAATGCCGATGGAACGTTTGAGCCGGCCAAGAAAGAGGAAGAGAGCGGGTCCTTGCTGGTTGAGCGGCGCTTCCTACCCTTTTCCCCAAACATTCATGCGACCAGTGACATTGGACCAAGGCTGCGGAAGCTTCTGGATAGACGGCGGCGGATCGAGAGGCAGAGCAACATGCTCGGTGAGATGGCAACACTGGAGCGGCGCGGGTTTACAGATGAAGAGCTTGCCAAACAGGAGAGATTAGTCAGCGAGCTGAGAACCCTTGACGAGGAAATAGAAAATGGTGATCACGCCATGGAGATTGAGGGCTATCCGATCGTCTACGAGAAGTACGCCCTTCTTTGGGGCGGAACCGTTCGAGAGATCATCCATCAGGGTGCGGCAGCCCGTGCTTTGACACGTTCTGATGAATTGGTGCTTTGGGATCATGAGAGTTCGCAGCCGATGGCCCGCCGAAGTAATGGCACCCTGGAGGCGGAGGAAGATGAGCATGGTGTCCACATTTGGGCAGACGTTATCAAAAGCGTCTGGGGCCGGAATGGTTATGAGGCAATCAAGAACAAACTCATTGATCGCATGAGCTTTGCCTTCGATGTCGAAGAGGACAAATGGCATACGGACAGCACCGAAGAAGGGCGGATCGAGATTCGGGAGATCCTGAGTTTCGATATACTGTATGACTATTCGCCGGTAAGTTATCCGGCATACAAGGAGACCGTGGTCATGGCGAGGTGCAAGGACTTGGCGCTGCGGCACCGTCCGGAACCGGGGGCGCCCGGGGACGGCAGCAGGGCGCTGCTGGAGGTGGTACAGATGTCCAAGGATGCACTGAGTCAAGATCCATGGCCCTATCTTAAAGAGCAAGGAGAGTAATATGGATCCGAGATTAAAACCCCTCTATGACAAGAGGGCTGGTTTCGTTCAGCAGCGGCAAGAGTTGCTGGACAAGGTGATCGGTGAGAGTCGAGGGCTCACCGATGAGGAGCGCGCCGAGCAGGAGCGGCTTGCCGGCGAGATTCGCAAGATGGATGAGCTGATCGACATCGCCAAGGAGAGCTTCGACCTTCCTCCGGGAGAACTACCGCCAGACGAGCCGTTGTCGACCGTGCGGGTCTTTCGGAGTTTCGGTGAGTTCCTGACCGTCGTGCGGTTTGCGCCGCAGGACGAGAGATTGCGGCAACTCGCCGACGGCAGGGAGCACCGCGACATGTCAATGGGTGTTGGTACCGCCGGCGGCGTTCTCGTCCCTGAGCAAATGGGTCCGATGCTGGAGCCTATCCAGCCGCAGGACGCCGTATTTCGTCCTCGGGCGAGAGTCATCCCGGCCGGGGATCCTCCGGATGCGGCCATCACCATGCCGGCCCTGGATCAAAGCGGTGCACGCGGGGTATTCGCCGGCGTGCAGATTCGCCGGCGTGCAGGTGACCTGGATAGCTGAAGCGGTGACCAAGCCACAGACCGAGCCGGAGACGCGAGAGATCAAGCTGGAACCGCAGGAAGTAGCGGCACATGTAGTCGTCAGCGACAAGCTGCTACGGAACTCTGCTGCAGCCGGTCCGCTGGTGTCGGCACTGTTGCGCGGGGCAATCCTGGCTTCCGAAGACCAGACGTTCCTGAACGGTACCGGTATCGGGCAGCCACTCGGGATCATCGGACATCCGGCCACAATCCCAATCGCACGGGCCGGTGCTGGCGCCATCGCCTACGCTGACCTGGTGAATATGTTTGCAGCTTCGAAACTCGGGGGGCGCAGCATCTGGGTTGGCTCTCAGACGATCCTGCCGGATCTCATGCAGATGGCCACTCCGCTTGGACAGCTCGTGTGGCAGCAGAGTGCGAGAGAAGGCACGCCGCAGACCCTGCTGGGATTCCCGCTCGTACTCAATGAGCGCTCTCCAGTTCTGGGTGCCCAAGGCGACCTCATGCTGGTAGACCTGAACTACTACCTCATCAAGGACGGCTCGCCGCTCACCATCGCGATGTCAGAACATCCCAGATTTACTCGCAACCAGACGATCATCAAAGCCTGGTGGAACGTCGACGGCCAGCCCTGGTTGACCACGCCGCTTCTGTTGGAAGATGGCGTGACACAAGTCAGCCCGTTCGTGGTGCTGCAGTAAGCGGCACGGAAAATAGATGGCGGAGACTTTCGGGTCTCCGCTTGACAAAGCAAGGAGAAAAAAATGGGAAAACTTTTGGGAGAGATCCTAAAAATCAACCAAGCTATTGTGCCGCAGGCATTGGCGCCGGCGGCTATGGCTATCAGCCGGTTTTTCCCGGTAGCCCGGGAACGGAAAACATTGGTCGCAGTGCAGTTCGTTTCTACTGACCTTAATCACGCTGATGTCTTCGATATCGGTATCGTGGACGACAGCGCGGTAGCACCGGCACTCACTACAGAATTAGCAGCTCTTGTGGCCGCCGCAGATCCTGGGGTGATGGCATATCATCAAGTTATGGCTAGCGTTCAAGCAAGCGTGCTCAGTGTGGACGTAACCGGAGCCGCAGACGGTGCGATCACCATCAACGGTGTGGTATTTACCTGGATTGCTGCTGTTCCCGTTCCTGCCGACGGAACGTGGGTTGATGCAGCCGATTTGGTTCTTGCAATCGCTGCTCTGTTGCCGGATCTTGTGGCGACGGCTGCTGGTGAGGTCGTGACCATTATTTCGGCTATTCCTGGTGAGCAGACGATCACGCTGACCAGTACGGTAACCCTCGTGATCGACGCGGATATCGTGACCCTGGAAGGGGTGACGTATCTGGAGGTGGACGCCTCGCAGTTGGTCCCCGGGGCCACGACCATTGCGGTCGTGATCGACAACGTGGGTACCACGGGAACGATAACTGCATCAGCTACGCTGGTGCGGGGTAATGCCCGCTACGTACCTGTGCCACAGGCTGTAGCGTAACGGAAGAAAATCAGAAGTCTTGGCGAGGAGGGTTACTCCTCCTCGCTTCTCTGGAGGAGAAAAATGCAACAGAGAGTGATCAGGCCGTTCAGGTGGAACGGCAACGTGAGAATGCCCGGTCAGATCGTGGAGATGGATTTTACTCAGGTCGGACAGCTGCGGAAAATGGGTCTTATTGGCCAAATAGCTCCGGAGCGTGCCGTGATAATGCCACAGCAGAAAGCGGTGCCTGCCGAACGCGAGAAAGCGGTCAAGCCTCCGGGAGAAACACGGCGCGGGCGTAAGCCGAAGAAACAAGAAATAGTGCCGCCTGAATTTGTAGAGGAGAACAAAGAGAATGGCGCTGAAACTGGTAACGCCTCCGGCGATTGAGCCTGTCACGCTGCTGGAGGTCAAGGAGCATCTGAGAATTGACAGCGGCACGATGGCCGATAATCTCACGGTTGGGCATAGCATCGAAGCGGGAGACCAGGCGATCATTGGAGCCTACGGGCTTCTGGGCGCTTCCGTCGATGTGTTGGGCTCGGATGTGCTCGTGGTCCTCGAGGCGGGTGTTTTTGGTGCCGGTGGTCTTGTTGATGTGAAGCTTCAGCATTCTGAGACAGGTGTTGCTCCCTGGACCGATGTTACCGGTGGGGCTTTTGCTCAGGTGACCGATATACTCGATGAGACGACCTATGAGCTGGCCTACAATGGTGGCAAGCGGTATATACGGGCCGTGGCGACAGTGGCCGGCGCGCCGTGCGCTTTTGGCGTGTACGTGATCGAGCGTGCGCCGACGACTTATGAGGATAGCCTGATCACCGGCTTCATCACTGCGGCCCGCGAGTACTGCGAGGGCTACCAGAATCGTGCCTATATCACCCAGACCTGGGAGTTGTTGCTTGATGAGTTTCCGGATTCGGTAATCCAGATCCCGCTTCCACCGCTTCAGTGGCCTTTGGCTTCGGCGATTGTGCTGGCGAATGATCTCAAGGCATCGATCAACGCCAGTTATGCCGATGCCGCTGATCACACTACAGCTCCGGATGCGGTGAACGTTATCACAAGCCCCGCACCGCTTACTGAAGCGGCACTTATAACGTTGATCGCGGAAATGCTGCTGGATTACGACGCGCATGATACTGATGCTGAGCTGGGGATTGGCTGGGCCTACCATGCCGCACAAGAGGCGGTGGATCACTCCCTGGCTTCAGTCGTGGCGCCCGTCAACCTCCAGGAGTGCATTACGCGACTCAACGACATCAAGGCGAAGTTCAACGCCCATGATGCTGATGCTATCTGTCACGGTGCTGGTGGAAACCATCAAGTAGCTTCGGCTGATGCGGCAGTAGATATGAGTATCACCTATTACGACACGGCCGGAGCGCCACATGTTGTTGCTATGGCGGATTACCAAGTGGACACAGACAGCTACAAAGGGCGGGTGTGTCCGACTTATGGGAAGAGCTGGCCGACTATGACCTTGCGACCGATGAACGGCGTGGTCGTACAGTTCAAGGCCGGCTACGGGCTTCTGACGACGGACGTTCCAGAGAATGTTCGGCTGGCGATCAAGGTTCTGGCAGGGCATATGTATGAGAATCGTGAAGCTACAGATGTAAAAGAGCATCGCGAGATACTTTTCGGCGTGCATTCGTTGCTCGGGCTGGATAGGATTTGGCCGTTATGAGAGCGGGAAGACTGCGGCATCGGGGAACGATCCAGCACGTTGTGCGGGATCCTTCCATTGGCGGAACGGATACTTGGTACGATTATGCCACGGCCTGGGGGGCGATGGAGCCCTTGCGGGGACGGGAGTACCTGGCGGCGCAGCAGGAGGGCGCGGAAGTGACGGGCAGGATCACGACACGGTACATCAACGGGGTGAAGCCGGGAATGAGGTGGAAATATGGGTTGCGGATATTCGACATCATTTCCGTAATCGACCTGGAAGAGCGGCACGTCGAGCTGCAGTTGATGGTCAAGGAGGTCCTGTGAGCGAGGCGAAAGTGACGGCTGAGCTGGTATGGTATGGGGATGAGATCATCAAGAGACTCATCGAAAGTCAAAGACATACCATCTCCCAGGGAGTCGACCGCATGCGGGATAGTGCGAAGCGGCATTGTCCATTCGGCCAGACCCGACAGAAGGGGGCACATCTGGTTGAGTCGATCGAGGCCCGGATGAAAAAAGGCTTCCCCGAGGGGTATGTATTCGCCGGTATTTACAAGCCCGGTGCGCCGGCATATTCGCCCCATGCTCATCTGGTTGAGATGGGAACTGTCAAGATGCGGGCTCAGCCGTTTATGCGGCCCGCGTTCGATGAAAACGTGAACACGGTCAAGGACACGCACCTGCGGGAGACAAGGAAGATTGTGAAATGACCATAGAGCAGGCGGTCGAGACGGCGTTAAAAGACTCAACGGATCTCGCGGCCAAGGTCTACGAGCGGATTTATTATGCGCAGGCCCCGCCGGAGACGCAGCCGCCCTACGTGGTGCATCACGGAGTATCGAGTCCGGCCGTGCCGCAAGTGCCCTTCTACCGGCCGCGCTGGCAGTTCTCCTGCTGGGCGAAACGACTGGACGAGGCCAGGGAGATTGCGCGGATCGTCCGGGATCTTTTTATTCGCTACCGGGGCATTATGGGCGGCGCCGGAGGAGTGACCGTCCGGCAGGGTGCCTATATCGATTCGATACCATACCAGGATCCGCAAGTCGGCTGGTGGAACGCGCCCGTGGAGCTGTACTTTATCCATCGGGAGGGATTGTGAAAAAGATCGCCGTGGTTGGCTATGCCCTTCCTTCCCGTAAGTGCGCTCCTTTCTACGATCCGAATTTCGAGATCTGGGGACTGAACTGGCTATTCTACAAGATCCCGAGGGCGACCCGCTGGTTCGAGATGCACAAGGAGCTCCAGCGGCCGGAGGATATCGAGCCGGAACGCTACCGGGAGTGGCTGACGAGTCAGACGCGGATCCCGGTGTACATGCATCGAGCGGTCCCGGGGATCCCGGCCAGCACCTCCTATCCGAAAGAGGAGATCCTCGAGGAGTTCCCTCCGGTTTTTTCCTGCTCGGTATGCTGGATGCTCGCCCTGGCGATTCACGAAGGATTCGAGGAGATCCATCTGTACGGCGTACACGCGGAGGACGGATCGCCCTACGAGAGACAGAAGCAGGGCATCAGTTTCTTTCTCGGGGTCATGCACGGCCGGGGGATCCGGTACTCCCTTCCTCCGGAATCGTCCCTGCTCAAAACGGACGTGCTCTACGGATACGAGGAAAGGATAGGCCATGAAGAAGCTGGTAACGGTGCGGCTGCTGGTTGATACCGGCAGGAACAAAGCAGGCGATGTCCGGAAGCTGAACTCCGAACGCGCCGAGGCATGGGTACAAGCCGGGTGGGCCGAGTATGTGGAGAGGCCCAGGACCCGGACGAAATATGAAAAAAATCTGACGGAGGAAAAACAAAATGAGTCAGACAACGGTACAAAGACCTGAAGCGGTCCGGTTTGGGAGCTGCAAGTTCGAGCTCGGTGAGACGATCGGGT